CCCACCGGCTACGCCCTGAACGCCGCCCCACATATTTTGTTCAAGTGCGATTTGATTCTGTGTCCACGCGCTTGAATTAGAAATCGCCTGATTCGCGAGTGTAGTATCCATTGCGTGTGTGGTCTGATCGAACGCGAGATCCGCGCCACGTAATGCCTTTTGCTGTGACCAGTCCGCGGATTGTTTCGCGTAATCGAGTACGTGCGCATTAGACGCAAGGTAATTGAGATATTGATTTGTGACAAGGGATAATTGCGGAAAATTCCCGATTGATACCTGCGCGTCCATCTCATCCCCTCCGAGTGACGCACTAGATTCTATCGAGGCTGTTTTAAAACTCCATGAGGTTATACCGGATAATCCATTGTAATTACGCGGTGTGAACAGTAGCTTCAATGACGGCGGTGAAACAACAGACATCCCGATAACAAATGCAGACATAAGATTTTTGAAACACTCGTTTTTCAGTACGATATCGCCGCCGGTCAATGTAGTCATTTGAATAAACGAATAGGGATGAGTAAGGAATTTGTAAAGTGTTTTATAACGTGCAGGTATGTTATAATGCGCCGGTATGTTTTCAAGTTCGATATTGATACCAATTGCACCTCCCACGCCGTCCAATTTACGAATCGTGATTCCTCCGATCGTAACCGAATCGAGCGTTCCGAGATCGGGAACCATCGCGCGCGGAATCACCGAAATAAACGTGATACATTGTGAAATCCACGGATATGATGATAAATATCCCATAAGTGACACAAACGCGCTGGACGTCATAACATAACAGTTCGCACCATTCGGAATCGAATCATAGATTCCTCCGGTTGCTGTTTTCAAATTCGGTTTATCAATCGTACCGAACGGCGCGGTTAGATCGGCGGTAGACATCAAAACGATATACGGCGGTTCCTGCATGAGATTTTCGAAAACGATATCGGTTGTTTCATATTCGTTTCCAATATCAAAACCTTCAAGATCGGTTAGATAATCGGCGGTATTGTTTTGATCGCTGTTTTGATTTGCTATTGAAATATGTGATCGTGTCACATAGCATTTATCAAATTGAATACGCTGATAAAACGTCTGCCATACATCGACCTGAACGTTTATTTGCGTAGTATTCGGCGCAATGAAAACCGGATCGTTTAAGAAATAATAAATTTTGTCTGGAATCAGTTTATTCGGTTGTCCGTGTAAATCGATTGTGGGATTCTCGACAACCAGATAATTGCAATTCATGACTTTACCGAATGGCGCATTTATCCGTATCGGTTCACCATATTTCAAATATGTTACATTCTTTAATCTGAACGTATATGAATCGGCGGTGAGGGATTCAAAATACAAATCCCTCGCCGCCTGATCATCAAACCGCACCACATCGCGATACGTGCTATCCCACGGCACATTACAACACGTAACAATCGTATCCGCGCCCCAGTTCGAATAATTAAATTCGTTCTCCCACGCGTTCGAATCCTGTGGTAATTGCGGTTGCTTCATAGACTAACTAGCCGGTTCCTCAATGGGATTGATCGCCCCGACAACCGGAACGGTAATAGTCTGTTCTACAATAGCCTGATCCGCCAAACTCAATTTCGGATTGATATAGCTTGACGTTGCAGTAATCGTAAATTCGGTATTCAATTCGTTCCATGCAACGTGTAGAACACCTTCAGCATCCACGCGCGTACGCTGTGCAACCGGTTCACCAGACGTTCCGGTAATCGCAAATCTGATCCCCAACGGAACCGTATATCCGACCATCTCCGGATCGACCGTACCATTAACCGCCGCCATGATCCGAACGCTAGATCCACGCTCGACATCGACCGCCGGTGCTTGCAAAGCGAGATCGATTGACGTTACTTCAATGTCGGGAACCACAATCCCCATCCCTTCATCGCTTGTGAACATCACGGCATTACAGAATAATGACGCGCTGTAAATGCCCCAATGGTGCAACCAGTAGTTCCATGAAAGCTGTTTCGGATTTCTGATACTCTCGAATTGAATGAGCGTGTCGGCGCAAACGAACCAATCACGATCAACTAGAATCGCTTGACAACCATCAATTCCGAAATCATCAATCTCAACAACCCGCATCGGCATATCTGCCGCGCTGACATTGAACGCAAACGCAATGAGGTTTACATCCAATGCGGCGATGATATCCGGCGTTGCGAACAATACGAGATCCTCCGCGTTCGTAAACGTTGAAACACCCTGCGCATTCCAATTGTTATTACGGAAACGCAAACGCCCCGCCATTGAACGGATCGCTTCGGTAAGGCGCGCCGCCGCATCCAAACGATCCTCGCGCGTGGTAGTAGATAAAACATCGGGAACCTGTACGGTGCTGAACCATCCTTGATTAGCATACTCACGTAGCAGATTTTTCATAATGAGATATTCGTCCCAGTAATCCGACTGATACGGCGTTTCAAGGATTTGAGATACAAGCGATTGAACGCCGTATTCATTAACGAACGCACGATTAAGCAATGCTTCGTTTACCGTCACTTCATACATATCTTGACGATTCAAACGATGATAGTTTGCTTCAATGTTCGGTTTATTCGTCTTAAAAACATCCTCATAATCCACATTCGGATCATAGCGTTTCGCCTTCAAGAGATCGACATAGACATCTTGAATCGTATCGCCATAATACATCTGTCCGCGCTTGAATTGCGCCAACGGATTATTCCAAACCTTCGATCGGATGATCACATCACCAATACGGTTTACTAGCGCATCGACAAACTCATTCATGAACGGTCTGAATTCCCAGAGCTTCGCAACGGTATCTTGAATATTACCTTGCGTTGCCGCCGGTATCCTTTGCTGATATTGAACAGACGCATCAGTTCGAATCGCGTTCAATATATTCGCATTTGTGGCATTAGAGCCTAACACGAATTCATTAGCAGGCATCAATCATCACTCCCTTCGTCCTTGTCAGAAAACAGATCATCGATCCGGATGATATCCTCGACCTCATCATCTGTTTCTGGTGTAACTTCGTCCACCTCATCGGTAGCCGGAATCTGCATGAGCAGATCGTAATTGTGTGCTTTCGCGGCTTCAAGTGCCTGATCTGCCATATTAAGCGCATCCTGCAATTCCGCAATTTTCGCATCCGCGGATTCGCTCGCGCTGTTTCGCGTGGCATTATCATCTTCGATCGCCGCAATTAACGCATCACGGTGTTCCCAATCGGAACCGCCGAGAGCTTCGAGCAGTTCGGATAGTGTCATTTCATGAATCTCCTTTCAATGAATAACCGCCCGACCATAATGAAATGATTTGAGCGGTTATAATGTGATATCACCTGTACCGTTGTGCTGGCTACGCTATGCCATGTCCAATGCAAGCGGTTTCAACCGTTGCGTTCCTTGCATTGTCAAGCGACTGACGTATCAAGGTATCACGGTTGCATTATACCACAAACATTCGTTCGATTCATATTCAAATACTCTTTAACAGCACAACGAATCAAATACGATACTGAAACGTCTTTTTCTTTCGCGATATGATTCAATGCTTTATACGCGTCCAAATCAAGCATCACCGATCGTTCAATTTTCTTTGCCATATCCTCACCTCATTTCAATGTGAAATCAGTTTTTTCCAATACAATCCCGCCAACTACATGACGCGGACGTAATTTTCCATGAACGCGCATCCCCCGCCGGAACGTTTCAAGCGTGATCCCCTCTTTGAGTTTATGCGGTAATCCTGCACATTTAATTTCGAGTTTACCATTAATCATTTCCGCATACGTTTTCGCGCGAATATATTTAGCCTTCGTGAAATCCGCTTCATGATTCCATGATCCAATATGTGTTGAATGGATATCGATTCCCTCAATAGGTTCACAACCGAGTACGTGGATCGAATCGGTGTCGGCATATAGAAAACGATCATAAACCGATTGCGCTGTGCGGATCGTCTTATTGCGCGCATGAGCGGTTATGAAAACCCCCATCGGCGTATAAACCGGATCGCGGATTTCCTGTTTACCCTCTCGATACCCAACCGTGTTATCATCTTTAAGATACGGCACTTTGCCGGTAACATCGGGATTTGTGGCAAACTTCCCATAGAGTGAATTCATCATCAATTTAGCAATGGTACGTTGACCTCCAACGGATGATTCTTTCACGCTATTCCAGTAACCGATATAATCATCAAACAATCCAACCATCGAATCAAACGCAAACCCGCCGTGATATTTGAATATCGTGACATTATAATGATCATTGAGTAGATCGATATCAATATTCGTCATGGCAAGTTCAACGATTCCTTCCGTGTCGGTAAGATATTCCGATTCCATAAAATACGGATTTTTCTTGATCTGTAACATCGGGAGATGATCCGGTTTCAACTTGCAATGAGCAGAGAAAAATTGAATCCAAAGCGGATATTGACCGTTGTACTGCCCTTCGAAAAAATGAGGATACCCAACCGGCAACGGACAATTGAGCATGACATAGGGATATAACGAATTAACATCATAAACCGATCCCGCGCCGACCGTTAGATCCAAATCGATATTTGCCTGATACTTCGGATTAGCATACGTCCAACCACCTCGATACGCTTTGCGAATTTCCTTGTCTGCTGAATGTTTGATTTGAGGAAATAAAAATGCCCATCGATCGAAATGTTCTTTGAAATTATTAAGCGCATCCGATCCAACCGTGAGTTTTTTCAATCCCTGTTTTTTCTGTTGTTCTAACGCATATGCAACGATCTGAACGTCACCTTTAAGATAATCACGTTCCTCATCTGTCAATCGATGATTGAGCGGACGAATTAGATCATAATCAATTGATGTTTTCTGAACCGGTGTATTGAAAGCGCGCCCGATCGCTTCAACGGACATCGGTAATTTTTTGAGTGAATCACGCATGACCGCCTTTTTCGTTTTGCGCCCAACTTTTTCAAATATGATTTCAAGCTGATAGAATTTTCCGGTATTGCTAATAAGTGTCCTAAACGTTTCCGAACGGTATTTTTCCGAATACTCAAATCCATTATTGAATAACCACCAAATAATGAATTCACCATCGAATGCGAGATTATGAAAATGATAGATTCCACCGTTCGTTTCACAAAATGAAATGAATGACGCAATATCATTTCCAAACGTCACGTTGTCAATATTACCAACCTCACAAACCGCCCATGCCCACACACGACAATCATCAATACAATTGTTCGTTTCAAAGTCTGCCGCATATTCGATCATTAGAAATTCTTTTTAATAGTACGAATCAACCCAATCAAATGATCATTCGTTTTATCCTGTTCCAACTCGAAACCAATTTCAACCTCATCATCACGCATTTTGTCGGCATCATAATATGAGAATAGATTATTTGAAAAATCGGTTCGATTCTGTAGTGCCATGAGCTGATTAAGCGACATCGATTTTATGAAACGCGCGACATCATCACGTCCGGTAGCTTCTGCGAAACGTAGTGCATTAGCACGAAACGCCTGTGTCCGCTTTTTCATGTATTGCGGTGATACTTCCAATTCCTTTTTCTCAATTTTGAATAGCAATTCCTTAACCGATTTTACTTGACTAGCAATTACATCGATCGGGGCATTCTCATACAAATCGAACGGAAAACGATTATAGTTATATTTCGCAACTGCTGATCGATCGCGTAATGTTTCGGTAGTTTCACCATCTGTAGTGATGATAGGTTTACCACCCTCACTCCGCCAATAGCGTGCATGAGCTTCATTATATGCTCGTTCTAATCTCTTATACTGACGCAATAAATCAAGCGGAATCGGCGTGCCCTCGATACCTGCGCGATATTGAGTATCGCGATCGATAAATGCATTCAATTCCCTGATCCGCGCGTTGACTTCGCGAGTATTCGAGGTATCCACATTCTTGAAATCAATGACGTTACGATCACCAATTGAAGATACCCCCGCTTCATCGATTCGCTTGATATTGACACCCTGCGAACGTAACCGGTGCAATTTACGGCGCGCCCGATTCTGCGCATCCCTCAATTCCCTGTTCGCTTCAATATTTCGTTTCGTTGCCATGATCCTACCTTTAGACAAAGACGGCGCGATATCCGGATTAAAGATACCGCGCCATCAAATGAAAATTCCTTATTTCACATACGAAAGCGTAGTGAATTTGTACTTACCTCGACCCTGCTTTTTCTCGACCAGTAGCGGAATCGCGGGATCATACGGCGGAACACCCATACAGCCAAACAGATTCTTGAGCGCGGTATGAACACCAGATGACACGCATCCATAGGCTTTACCTTTATCATCGATTACAACAATACGCGTTGCATCCACGGTGTCACCATCGTCATTTTCCATTTCTACCTGCTGAAAAATAACGTTTTCAAGATTGATAATAGTACCTTCCTGATCCTCAAGGGATCCACAATTTGAGATTGCATCAAAAATCGCCAATCTCTCCTCACGCGTGCCACCATTGATTGATGACCACATATCCGGCAATGTATTATTCGGTGATGTTTCGATCTGTACTAATTCGCTTGTCATTTCTGTTTCCTTTCAATTCTGTCATTGTGTGATACCTACGATAACGCCGTCACTCCTTTCTCATCGATACGGAACACAACTATATCATTACCTGACCACAGCAACAATATCCATATTACGGATATGATGATTATTAGTGTCAATCACAATCGATGGCATCGCATTTTTTACGTGTGCCGATCTGATCTGACCGTCCAACGGTTTAAAACGATCATCGATAAACCAAATGAGATCACCGCACTTTATCGTCTGCGATTCAACGAGCGCGCCAGCGCAATCCCGACACATTCCGCTAATTAGATTCGTCACAATATTCATACGTTTCGAGAATTTCAATCCTTTGGATAACTCCGCCGCCGCGCGCTCAATGGTAGACGCTTGCGCAACCGTGATCACTTTGATTTTCATTTACGCCTCCATTGATTCGCAAAATACCAGATCCCGAAAATGAAAACCACAATAGCAAAAATAACCCACATCCCAATAGCTTGATTGTAAAGTTCCTGCATCACCGGTGTCATTGCTCGATCCTCTCATTTTTGAACGTAACCATAATTCGACCGGACGGCGCGCGCATTTCAGCAGTAGCATTATAATTCTTTGCGCGCGCATCTTTCGCGAATTTAATTAACTGTGCGGTTGCCTGTCTTTCAGTCAATCCACATTTCGAAAAATTAGACGGTACTGTGAAAACATCGAATCGTTTTGAACCTGACATGATTATATCCCCACTTCCGGAAATGTAAAACGTCCAATAAACGTGAGATATTCAGTATCGACAATCTTACCGGTACTAACATTGATGATCTGAATGCAACCGGTAACACCGTCCTGCTCCCAACAGTCCGCCATAATCTCAAGAATATCACCAGCTTCCATTACGGTTAGATTCTCATGAATGATTGTTTCGGTGTCACCCTCGCCTAAATCAATAACACCTTTAACCAAATAACAACGATCATCGGGAATACGCAAAATTTGCCTAATCATCGGTTCAAGATCAGTCGGTTCGTTCATGTGAAATGTCATGTCCAACTCCATTCTGTCCGTGTCCGGATCCCTCCGGCTGATTCCATTATACCACTAAACTAGTGGATTGTGTCAAGCGATGATTTGTGGTATATTGAAATCAATCGGTTAGTACGGCTTCTTGCCCGAACATGACCGAGGTTGAAAGTAGCGACCCGATCCGTGCGGTTAGCGAAATCGACTTGATCCGGAACCGGTAGCAATACCGGTTCCTTTCATTGTGGTATACTCCAGATACGCGCGTATCATTTTCGCGCATGATCATCACAGACAAA